GCTTCTTCAAATGGAAATAGATGATCATATCTTTCACCAATATAAGAATAATAATCATTACATTTCTTAGATTCGATTTCTTCTAATGTACATTGATAATGAGTAGAGAGAGTATGATAATCAAATAATTTACAAATATATATTCCACAAGGAATATAACTAGTGTAACAAGCGTATTGATTGGCTCCTGAATCAGAAGGAATTAATAAAAATGGAAATACATGAATTGTTTTATCACATATGTGTTGTTTTGCTGATTCATAATTTGTGTTCATAGTATCTATATTTTCTAATTTAGCAGCCATAAAATATAATTTAATATTATTCGTTCTGCTTCTTTTTAGTTTGCGTTTACGTGTTAAATGAACACAAAAAACAATCCCTCTTATAAATAATGATTCCTCAAATACAAAATCATAATTACTAATAATCTTTTCTACATTTTTTATTGTAAATAATTCTCCAAATTCTTCAGAAAAAACATGTAAAAATTTATTAATTTCTCTATCTGTATATCCTGATGGAATATGACCACAACCAATTCTTGGGCTACTTGTTTTCCTATCTAAGTTATCTAATGTTAAAAAAGGTTCTTCGTGTATTTCTCGTTCTTCTTTGTCATCAATAACATCTGTTATTAAGCTTTTATAAGAACATAATTTTATCTTTCCATTATTATAAACAAATGGTATCAAATCAATATTATCATTTATAAAATGTTGTAATTCTATATGAATAAGTGTAGATTGAATATAATCGGGGCCTTTATGAAATTTTCCACGCAAATTAATACATAATCTCCATAACCCTAATTCACTATTAGACCTATATACCCAAAAATTATATTTTTGTATTTCATCATCATCCTCAACAATAATACTCTCTACATTTACTACTTCTTTATATCTATCATCATAATTTGTCTTTCGAAGTAAAGTAAATTCAATTCCATCTATAGATATTGTTAGACTCATATATTATATTTTTATTTTATATATAAAATATTTTATACTTTAATTTATATGACGATAAATATATCCAAATTTGTAAAATCAAATACTGGAAAATATGTTGTATCTATTTTATTGGGATTAGGATTAGCTACTATTTTTAGAGAAGTTTGTAAAGATAATGAGTGTATTATATTTAATGCTCCAGATTTAAACGAAGTAGAGAATAAAATATATAAACAAGATGGTAAATGTTACAAATATAATTTAGTTTCAACAAAATGTAATAATACTAAAAAGGATGTGTTAATAACTTCGAATTCGTCATAATTATATTTATAATTCATTTATAAATATAAATGGCTTCTGGAACGACCAATATCTTTGATTTACCATCAACGAATCAAAATATTCAATTTAGTGTTACAGATAATATTGCGGGTCAAGATACCAAATTAAATCCAGTAAATTCAGGCGTAACTTTAGATCAAACAACAATCAATCAAATTGTATCGGGTATTCAACAAGCAAGTGTAACAGGGGCAACACAATTACAATCTAGAGATATTCCAACTCATAAAACTCAACAATTAGATAACCAAGTTCAACAAGAATATATTCCTCCTCCAAATAATACAAATTTTGTTGAGGAAGAAGATATCGAAGAAAATAACTTTAGAGAAAATTTACACAAAGCAAAAAATTATTTATATTTATTTGAAAATACTTACAATGAAATACAAATGGCAGTTTTATTATCTATTTTTTATTTTTTATTACAACTTCCTTACATTAAAAAATTATTAATAACATATATTCCTATTTTATTCTTTAAAGATGGAAATATTAATATTTATGGAAATTTATTTATGAGTATACTATTTGGAATCGCTTATTATGTATTGTCATTATTTATCCACGTAAATGAAAGAGAAGGTGAAATTCAATACTCTGAATAATTATTTAATCAAAAATAACTTTATGAAAACGTTCAATAACATATCCTTCAATTGGACTTATATCATTCTGTAAAAATTCAACAATTTTTAAATAAAAATCTTTAGGATGTTTTAAAATATTTTTCTTAGAAACGATAAATTGACCTCCAGCACCAAATTTAAATTCCATATTTTCTTTTCTTTCATTAAACAGTTTTTCATATATTTCTATTAAAGGTATTCCACAATGATATTTACACCCCGATAAATTACAATCAAAAATATTATGAGATAATATCTCAAAATCTTTATCATATTCTTTATCATTTATTATTTCATTTAATTTATCTATTGTGTTTGATAAATGATGAAATGGGTCTCCTTGTAAAAAAATACTATAATTTTCTAGATTATCATAATTATCATAAATATATTTAAAAAAAGTATGTTGTTCTCTACCAACATTATTTAATAATATTTCATTATATCCATTATTTAATGGTTCACCTTTATTATAAATAGTCACATTCGAAAATTTTTTAGTCCATTCTATATTTTCATTATACCTTGCAACAATAATATGTATTGACATATATTTCTGATATAAAAAAATAAAAATAAAAAGTGTTAAATAAACAATCCACCTCTTCCTCTTTTTCTTGTAAGTCTTGGTTTACTTTCTGTATTTTTTGTTTTATTATGTAAGCTTTTTGTGTTATTAGAAAAAGATTTATGAGGTTTAGATATTATTTTTTGTTCAATAGGTCGATATCTCATAAAATGTTTTTCATATTCTTTTGTATTTTTTTTATTCTTTAAAGATAAAAATAATTTATTTTTTTTGGCTCTTATTTCTTCTAATGTTTCTTGATGACCATAACAATCAATACTAAATCTTTTTAATAATCCTTTTTGTTCAAGACGATTATGTTGTTGGACTTTGAACAAATATTGAGACATACATAATATTCTATCTATATCATAATAATCTTTATTAGAATATAAAAACGCTAAATAAAAACTCAACATTGTATCGATTGTTGCAATCTTAATAGACTGGTTATTTATTTTAATTATATTATAACTATGACACGCCAATGGTTCATAAATAAAAGCAACTGTATCTTTCTCTACTTTTATCTCATAATGTAGAGAAATAATCTCACCTATTTTTTCTCTTTTTACAATAGAAACATTTTGAATACCAATCTCATTTAATGATTTTTTTATCGCGTCAGCTGTTTTTAAAGGCTCTATTGATAATACATCGAAATCTGGATATTTTTTAAACTTATGTTTCAATTTACTAGGCATATATTTAGAATATAGAGAAATGGCATATCCACCAAAAAATACAACCTTTTCTTTAATAAATGTATCCCTAATTGTATTGTAAATCATATTTATATTTTCTTTACTTTCCATCTTTCTTTGAAAATCAATCTTCCAACAATTTTTTGCATTCAATGGAAAATTTTTATTTAATAAAGTGATTCTTTTCAACACTTTTTCCCATCTACTCACATCCCCAGCGGGTCTTGATAATTCTAAATACATGGACATTCTTAAAAAATTAGGCGGGGCATATAATATACCTTCTTTACAAATCGCATCTTTTTTTAATGCTTGAAATATACTTTTATTTAAAAAAGTTATATCAGCTACTGGTATAAAATTTACAAAAACTTTATATGTTCCTTCGTGTACTCCATTTTTTGCCTCTACTTCTTGAAATCCCTTGTTAAAATAAATATCAGCTAAATCTTTTGCATCTTGGTAAGCATTAGGAGAAAAAAAATCATAATCTGGTATTTCTGTATTTTTATTATAGAATTGATCTTCTATCGGAAGAATTGAATTAATAGCTGTTCCACCATAAGCAATTAATTTTTTCTTTTTTAAAAAATCTTCTACAATAGTAATAATTACTTTTACTTCTGGTGAATTCACAATTGCTTTTCCTTCTATTTCTTCTGCCTTGTCTACTGCCATACGTATTATAGCTAATTCACAATCTTCTAATGCAACACCTTTTTCACATTTGAACGATTCCATATAATAAAAATATATTTTATTACAATTATATTTGGAAATTAAAATATCTACCTTCCAAGTCTCTAGGTGCAAATGAATATCCAGGTGGTGGATCATTTGGAATTGGAACATATAATGGTACATAACGTAAATTTTCAGGTTTTAATATAAATGCGCTTCCATTATCATTAAATAAATTTATTGTTTTTGTATATAAACTATCTTCATTTGAAAAATTAATTGCTGTAAATTGAATCCCTAATAAATTTGCCGTTGAAATATTTGGATTATCTGGTTTTGCTCCTATATCAGGTGTAACAATACACATACTTCTTTTATTAAATTCTATTAATTCATTTTGGTCTGGAGAATTTTTCATTTCATAGTTTGTTATTAATCTACAATTAATTGAATTCGACATTAAATTACAAAATTCCATTAAATCTTTATTATCTAATACATTTGTATTTTGTTTATCTATAATTAGAATAATTTTGCTCTTAAACTTATTTAATGGTAGAGAAGTAATATTTCTTATTGAACATTTTAAATCATTATTGGTACTATCTTTACATTCTTGATATTCAAAACTATACTGTGGTCCTAATATATAACCACTATTCTCATAGTTTTTAAATATTAACGCCAAATTAGAAAACATTTTTTGATTCGTACTTTGTATTCTTAAATGGATAAATAATGGGTCTGTAGGATTAGGTGCTGTAGATATATTAAAAGCAGTGTTTATAATCGTATCAAATACATTTCTAAATGGAACAGAACTATTCGATTCTTTTATAAAATAATTATTAGGTATACTTGACGTAGCAACAATAGGATCATTATTTAATGAATATAATTCAAAATCCAATAATCTTACACCTTGAGAAATTACATTTTTTAATGATTGAGTATCTACTTTATTATTTGATGTCGTAGTGTTATTATTACACGAATTATATGATGAAAAAATATAATAATCTCTCATTGCATATGTTCCAGTAATTCCCGTTCCACTTGGATCGTCGTCAGATGATCCTTGAGTAGTAGATTCTTGAGAATCATCATCAGTCGATGTATTATTTAATGTCATTGAACTTATTTTTCTGTTTGGTTCTTTTGTTGCAGTGCTAGATGAAAATAAACTAAATGATTCTTTATTTGGTGAGTTTATACCAAAACATATAAATAAAATAATAACTATAATTATAATTGTGATTATCCATATTTTATCCATATTATTAATATAATTGATTATTTTATTCTTTTATTCACAATAAAGTTAAATAAAAAGTATATTATATATTAGATATGCCCGGGGGGTTAATGCAATTAGTAAGTGAAGGACAACAAAATATTATTTTAAATGGTAATCCATCTAAAACATTTTTCAAATCAACCTATTCTAAATATACCAATTTCGGCTTACAAAAGTTTAGAGTAGATTTTGATGGATCTAAAACATTAAGATTAACTGAAGAATCCAATTTTACATTTAAAATTCCAAGATATGCTGATTTATTAATGGATTGTTATTTATCTGTTGAACTACCTAATATTTGGAGTATTATTGTTCCACCAACCGAAGAAAATGGAAATCAATGGGTTCCGTATGAGTTTAAATGGATTGAATATTTAGGTGCTCAAATGATTTCCAAAGTAACCATTACTTGTGGAAATCAAACCATACAAGAATTTTCGGGAGCATACATATTAAATTCTGTTTTAAGAGATTTCTCTACAGAAAAAAAAGAATTATTTTTTAAAATGATTGGACACGTTCCAGAAATTTATGATCCAGCAAATTCAGGTACTAGAGTAAATTCTTATCCTAATTCTTATTATACAACAAATACAGTTGGTGCAGAACCAAGTATACGTGCAAACATATTATATATACCTTTAAATGCATGGTTTAATTTAAAAACCCAAATGGCATTCCCTCTTATTTCTCTACAATATAATGAATTACATATTAATATTACAATGAGACCTATTCAAGAATTATTTCAAATTCGAGATGTTTATGATACTGTAAATAACTTTCCTTATGTAGCCCCCAACTTTAATTTATATTATATGCAAATGTATCGTTTTCTACAAACACCACCTGATATTGATTTGGGTGTTTTGTCATATACAGATATTCGAACTCTTTGGAATGCTGATATTCATTTAAATTGTACATATGCATTTCTTTCTAATGAAGAATCACGAATATTTGCCTTACAAGAACAAAAATATTTATTCAAACAAGTAAGAGAAGATATATATTATAATATTACAGGTTCCAATCGTATTTCTATTGATTCGATTGGAATGATTATAGATTGGATGTTTTATTTTCAAAGAAGTGATGTAAATTTAAGAAACGAATGGAGTAATTATACGAATTGGCCATATAACTATTTACCTCAAGATTTAATACAAGCACCTACAAATGGATCCTTTCCTGTTGAACGAAGTAATACAGTTGTAGAAATCGGTCCGGGTGTCAACGCAGATGGGTTTTTAACTGGTTGGATGATTACTGGAAATTATAATTTTGAAAATACAAAAAACATATTAGTTACAATGGGGATATTGTTAGATGGTATTTATAGAGAAAATCAACAACCCGCTGGTATTTATAATTATATAGAGAAATATACTAGAACAACGGGTTCGGGAAAAGATGGATTATATGTGTATAATTTTTGTATGAATTCGTCTAACCTAGATTTACAACCAAGCGGAGCAATGAATATGAGTCGATTTACTAATATTGAATTAGAAACAGTTACTATCACACCACCAATCGATCCAAATGCACAAAGTTTGGTGATTTGTGATCCACAATCTGGAAATGTTGTTGGTATTAATAAACCTACTTGGAGAATATATGATTATTATTATAATATGGTTCTTTTCGAAGAAAGATATAATGTGGTTAATTTTATTGGTGGAAATTGTGGATTATTATATGCAAGTTAATAATTATATTATATTATTAAATATAATTATTTTTTGTTAATAAGTTTCTTATCTCGACGTATTTATTTATAATTTACAAAATATTATTTCTATAGTGATTCTACATCACGAAAAACACTATTACTTCTTCTTGAACTACTCGATCTCGATCGTGCATTGGGATTAACACGATAAGGAATAAGTATGGCATCATCCACATCCTTACGATTTTTCATATATTTTTCTTTATCTAGAACTATTGGAAAAGGATATTTCATTTTATGTAAATATCCATCATCTTTTTCTGTTTTCGTAGTATAATCCCATTCCATCCACGTATACTTTGTTTCTGTTTGGTCTCTGATCGGATATAAATTTTGAGTTGTATAAAAATTTAAAGTAGTAGGTCTATTCACAGATTGAATTCTTAACTTTGGTATTCTTAATTTAATAATGATACTTTTTAACAACGTCAATAATGATTTTCCTATACCATTAAAATATAAATCAGTGCAAATATAATTTGTTTTTATGATATTATGATACATAGGACAATTCTTTACTTTGATGAATCCATTAATATAATTTTTATTTTCAAAATTAATATAACTTAATAAAATAAAATTATCTGTGTTGAAATCTTTTTTCTCTATTCCTCCTAAAAATCTACACATTCGTGCTTGATTGCCTAAAATTACTGAACGCAATGTATGTATAACCTCATTATAATTATCTTGTGAAGGAATATTTATTTCATTTAAATATCCTACTAATTGTGGAATATTTATTTTATCTGGATCTGCTTCTCTATTTATGATACAAATAACATTTGCATATAATGGAACATCTGGTATTTTTTTAATATTAATTAATGTTTTTTCAAATGAAATCATATATTATGTTAATATCTTTTTCTTAATGATTTCCTTTTATTTCTTCGTGTTTTTCGTTTTCCTCCAAATGGGTTATCTCCTTTAAAACGTGTATATTCTTCTTCCATTTCTCTATCGTGTTTAAATGGATTGATACTCGATTCAGCAATTGTTTTTACTTTTTTATAAGTATCAAGTTGGCTCTTCATTTCTCTTGTTGTTTCTGGGTCAATTATATTAAACAATTTCATCTTTGTTGTATCATTTAATTTGTTTGTTTCTAATAAATTTCTTAAAGGATTCATCCACGATTGCTTACC